TTTATATGTAAAACCACTATCTGGAGAACCGGGTGTTAAAAATAAAGCTTCCTACATAATTCAAATGCAGAAAGTTATGGCAGAGTTTGCTTCTCTGCCAGAAAGGACTGTACATATGCCGTACCTGGTGGGTGCAGGTTTAGATGAAATAGAGCCAGAACTTATATTATCCTCTTTGCTAGGATCTGTTCTGAAGTACAATCTTAGAGTAGTCTTTCACACACCAGGAGAAAGTTTGATCCCTGACAATTTAGAAAAAGCCTTTCAAATAAAACTAGCAAATTTTTAAGATACGAGAGAGAAATTATGACGCAACCAAAAGCGAATCTCACTAATTTAGTAACACCAAGACGTAGAAATAGAAACAGGAATACAGGCGTTTTCAATAAAATAATACAAAGAATTGAAAACCTTGAAAATAAGGGCAGCAATGGAGGTAGAAAGAGCCGAAGGAGAAGGCGTCGCAGAAATCAAGGAGGTGTATCACCTCTCCCTGAAATCAATACACAGTCATCTGGAATTGTTGCGGAGACGACAGAAAACCCTTTTGCTGGAAGAAGCAGGGGCCGCATCCGCATTGAAGGTGAAGGTTTGTCAACTCTGCCTGCTAGGTGTCGTGAATTTATTCATAGGCATTGTAATCCTTGCGGGGAGATGGTAACCTTCACTGAGAATTCCAAAGTTCCTGATGGGGCTCTTCCCAACAGTACCATCTTGGAATTGCGAGAAGCCTTGATTGTGCGTATGCCAGGGGTGACAGCAGCCACCACGTTACCACTCTCTGGTGCTATGTGGACCCTTACTCTTATCCATTTACCAGCCTTTAGAAACCCTCTCATCATGGTTGCAAATCTTGACAACTCAGAAATGTCAGCCGGAGATAGAGTGGCTCTTCTACAAGACTGGAACTCCTCCAACCTTCCACCAGTTTATCCAGACTGGAGGTTATTAACCGGTGCTGTGAACACTTATTATAGTGTTGTGCAGTGGACTGGTTTACAACGGGTTGATCCTCCCACAGAGACTGGAACAACTGCCATTCAGCAGTTTAGAATTACTGCAGATGGCATGACAGTCTTTAACAACACTCCTGATTTAATTAATCAGGGTATGGTTATTGGTGCCCAATGGCCAGCCAATAGAGCTATCAAAACTGAGGAGTCGGATCAATCCATTGAAGGTTTTAATGGTAGTGCCCAAGTAGTTAGTGTAAATAGTAATTTACGTCTTGATATAGCGCTTCCAATTGCGCAGCCCGGCACAGTTGTGTCCTCAACCAACTTTACCGCGGCAATTTACGGTGGTCCCAATTATCCTTACAATTTTATTGGGTTCACCTGCACCACAGTTCCGGGTGCTATAATATACACCCAGGACTGTCTCTATGAATGTGTTGTTAATGGACAAACCTCCACTGCCGGTGATACTTGGACTTATACTGTTTCAAGACTGGCTGCAGGAGCCTGGGATTTCAGCCTTGTGAATTCAACCACTTCTACCACCCTTATAAGCTTCACAGGAGTTGTTAATCCCAATCTGTTTTATCCCATAATTATATTAAGTGCCCTGGAAATGCCAACCATAACCACATTGCAACTCCCTCCCACAGACACCCAAAACATTATACAAAGCACTCCCAAAGCGGTATACATGTCTGCTAAAGAGCAAAATGGAGTGTACATGGTCAAAAGAATATTTCAACCCATTTTTAATGTTCAAGAGGCAAGTGAGCGAAGACAGGTGGTACTCACATCCACAGACTATGAGAGACAACTGTCTTTTGCTCCTCAAGATGTTCTAGACCTAAATTATGGTGTGGGGGTAACTGTCTGGAGCTCCATTCCAACCAGCTGTGCCCCTGCAATAAAACTCATTCGAGACGTTGAGATTGTGGCGGGTGAGGACAGTCCCTACATGCCCTTCATGAAGTCCAATGAGGACAAGTGTGAAGCAGCACTTTCAATCTGTCACGCAATGGCTGTTCATCACCCCTTCCTGTATCCGGAGTCCTATAACATATTAGGAGGCCTCATGGGTCTTATTGGCAATGTTGTCTCCAAAGTTCCCATTTTGGGAAACATAGTTGGAGCAATACCAGGAATCATCAAAGGCATCACTGGAGGAGAAACAACCTCCACCTCTGGTGCCTCGCAAAACAGACTCACATCCACAAACATAGAGGAGCTTTCCAAGCTCGCACAAACACTGATGGCTCAACTGAAGCTGTCGTAAAGGTCCCATTTCTCTCCCCTTTTTATATCTTAACCACTCAAACAAAAGAATCTCA